TCATTATTCCGGTACTTACAGGATCGAAAAGATGACCAACTCGTAGCAGCGCAGGAGTCTGCGTTTGCTGGTGATAGCCAAAATACTTTATATTGTGTTTTAGCAACCCGTCTTTATGACGAGCTGTTAAGCTGGCAAGATACAAAAAATGGAGCCCTGGCTCAAGAAGTCGAGAAAATTCGAAGAGATATCGAGGCAGAGCGAGAGGCAGAAAAACTGCAAGGAGAAGATCATGAGTAGAGGTGTAGTTACTGATAAGGTAAATAAGTTTGATAAGGTTCAACTTATACAAGGCGGGACGGCTGGAGAGAGAAGTATTCTCTATGACGCAGACGGGGCCATTGATCCAAATTGTCCATTAGTCAGATTTAAAAATCCTACAGGCGGGGATGCTAGTCTCGCAATGACGTTAGCAGATGCTCGTCATCCTGGGTTTACGATGACTTTAATTGCAGAAGATGCGGCAGTAGGAGAGGACATTGTTCTAACTCCTGCTAACTTCCTGGGCTTTACCACAATTACTTTTGATGGAGACGGACAATCCGCAATCTTAAAGTTTGTAAATGGTAATTGGGTTGCTTTGGGTGCTGTTGGCGCAACTATTGCGTAAGTTAAGTAACTCGTAAATAAAAAGGAGTCCTTATGGGCAGAGGCACTCTGCTTGATAAGCATAACTACTGGAATGTAGAGCAGACTTTCCGTACTCTAGTAATTCCGGGAACTCTTACCGCCACCGGGAGTATTATCTTTGATAGTGCAGATTCGCTCTCTTTTCCAAATGATGTCTCCGTGCGTAATATCTTCGCTAAAACTGTTGACGGCATAACCCTAAAAACTCTTGGGGGTGTCGAAGCTTTAAAGGTTTTAGATACTGGAAACGTGGCGGCTCAGTCCTTACGGTCTGACAACCCTTTCGGCAATTTAGCGGGGACTTCGTTTTTTCATACTGCGAAGGTTGAGACAGACGCTACTGGAGTTAATGTAATTCTCGGTAACAGCCAGTATAGCAATGCTCTGGGTGCAGGAATTGTCGCTACAATGCAGTTTGATATTACGGTCAGTGCTGTTGGAGCGTTTACTGCTCTTCCTACGGCAGGTGGGTTCGGGACTTCTCACGACTTAACCACCCAAGCTGGTGTCGATACTTTGACTGCAGTTTTGACAAATGTTACAGGGGGCCAATTACTCCTTTTAACTGCTAACTCTGCGGATTGGGCGGATGCTACGGCAAAGGCAGATACTCCTTTAACCGATATAGTTTGGACTAGAAAGCTTGGGAAGTTATTCTCAGTTTTAAAGGGTACTTCAAAAACGGGGGGGCTATACCTCGGCGGTTTTATGCATACCGCTACGTCTCCTTCCTTTGAGTTTTTTGAAGAAACTCTTCCTGCTATCCGGCAGGTCTTCTTTTTGGGTCAAGGCATGGTTACTCCATTTCATGCCAGCTCATCTATTCTCCAAAATCCTGTTTCAGGAGTACCTACCCTTATCATGGATGAGGACGGGAATGCTTTGTTCCGGGGAAATCAGGGGGAGGCCCCAGATAACACTTATGCCTTAGAGGTCAGAGGAGCCCTTACCGCAACTACATTTGTTGGAGCTACTTTCGAAGGGTTATCTGATGTAGGGGTTGTTCTCGGAGATAACGCTGACTACGGTATTAAAATCGCGGGGGACGGAAACTCTGTAGTAGCTTTCGACATTGATAGCACTTACGATGCTGCGGGTTCTGCGGGTACGGTCCAGGGGAACCTAGACACCCATACTGGAGATGTTACTCTCCATCGCACAATTAATGATGCAGGTGCTGCGAGTACAGATTTATGGTCTGCTAATAAGATTAATACTCAGAAGATGGATGCGGTTGATCGGGGGGCAACAAACGGAGTCGCTCCTTTAGTTAGCGATAAAATCCCTTCGAGTTATCTGCCCTCGTTAGCTTTAACAGATGTTTTTACTCCTGCAGATTTGGCGGCAAGACTCGCTCTCTCCACAGCAGAATTGGGAGATTTAGCCATTCAAACTGACACAGGTTTGAGCTATATCCTGGCTGATCCGGATTACTCTGTAGACGGAAGTTGGGTTCCAGTTAACAGCCCTAATGATGGGGTTGCCTCAGTCAATGGAGACACAGGTCCCGCTGTAACTCTCACTACTGCGGATATAAATGAGGTTACGAATTTGTACTACACGGAAGGTCGGGTTGATGGGAATAGTAACGTGGCTGCTAACTCTGCCCATACTGCTCTTACGGCAAGTAACCCTCATGGAACTACTACTGCTCAAATTAGTGAAGTTACCAACCTCTACTTTACTAACGCCAGGGCCGATGGTCGAGTCGCTGCACATTCTGATGTGACTACGGCAAAAGCTCATGCTGATATCAGTGATGGTTCGAATCCTCATGGGACGACTACTGCGAATATTTCTGAGGATACTAACCTCTATTACACCGAGGCCAGAGTAAACGCTAACGCTAATGTGTCTGCAAACACTACTCATCGGGGTACCACAGGGAATCCCCATAGCGCCACAACTTCAGATATCACTGAAGGTACTAACGAATACCATACTACCGCTAGAGCTCAAGGAGTTATTGATGGAAACATCGCCGCTGGAAAACTTGTGGCGGGGAACGCTGGAAAGATTCTTCAAATAAACGGAGCTGGGAGCCTGTACGACATTACCTCTTTTAAGATGCCCACAGGAAATGGTACGGCTGACCAAGTTTTGACTACTGCAGGAGACGGCACGACATCTTGGGAGGACGCTTCTGGAGGAGGGGGTTCGGATTTCGTAAGTTTGAGCGATACCCCCGCTAACTTTACAAGTGGCAAGTTTAAAAAGGTTCGAGTTAATGCGGGTGCCACGGCTCTTGAGTTTGCGACGGATCATGTAATTACGGCAGTCACCGATATTACGGGGGAGGTTGGAGACCCGATAGAGTATGCGGTCACGGATCTCCATCATACTATTATCGCTGGAAAAGCAGCGGCTACTACAAATGTAAATTTTACTGTGGCGAACCTTGAAGAGGGCCAGGTAATTATTGTAAAAAATGTCTCAATTACGGGTACGGTAAATCTTGTCCCATCTACCGGGACAATTGATGGAGAAGCTTCGATCCCTATCGCAGTATACGAGACTAAGATTCTCCAGGTAGCAGGAGGAATTCTTCAAGTAATTGATCCTCTTGGCCCAACTAGAATTTCCCAATACGCTAAACTTGCGGCGAGTAATACTTGGGGTGCGAACCAGATCTACGCTGATAATGTCTACCAGTACTTTGGTACTAGCAGTGATATGTTTCTTTGTCACAATGGATCTCATTCCTATGTTAAGAATACTACGGGAATCCTCTATTTAACCTCTACGAATAATGAAGTTGTTCTCAGCGGGAATAACGTTATCGGGTATCGGTTTGGCAGTACGGACGGGTCTAGGATTAACCATAAGGATGCGTCGGAGCATTTTCGTACTACGGATGCGGGGGTCAAAGTAACTGGAGACCTGGAAGTTACTACTTCGGCTACGGTGGGGTTAGCTTTAACGGTAACAGGAAAGGTTAATGCTAATGCGGGGGTTGCACTTGGAAATACCGCAGATACTACTGCGGGAAATATCCGCTATGACGGCTCTGACTTTACTGGCAGGGTTGGAGGGGAGTGGAAGTCCTTTACTACTGATTCCTCTACTCCTATTACTGACGGGATAAACTTTACTGCATTGAATCCAACAGGGTATGTCGCTAGGGTATATTCAACGGTAATTGCAACGACTTATGCTTCAATTAATCCTCCTGAAGTTTGGATTGCTGGTGGACAGGATACTAACCAAGTATTCCAGGTTTTATCATCGACTGATGGCGTGACTTTCTCGGAAAAAACGCTGACTTTTTCAGGAGACGGAGACCCTTCTTCTATATCAGCAGGGGGATACCAGCTTGTAAATGCGGGGGATTATGTATGCCTTTTTTATTCGTCAGGTGGCGAGACTAAGTTTCGGTATACACTAGATGGGGAGACTTGGGTCTATAACACCTCTACCAATCCTCCAGGGTTAGTAAGTGTTCGAGTGGTTTATTTTCTCGGGGTTCTTTGGGTAATTGGAATGGACGGGAGTACTTTAGAGATTTGGAAGGGTTCTATTGGTCAGAATTTCGTTCAGCAGAGTCTCTCCAACCCCTTTTCTTCGTCTACAGGTACGGCTGTTACTTCGTTCAATGGGAAGATTTGGGTTACTGGAGGATGGGTGAGTGGGTATTCTGACGAAGTGTGGTCTTCTGTAGACGGCACTACTTGGGTTCAAGAATCGGGGAGTGGAACGGGTAATGCCTCCTTTACTCCTAGAATTAACCACACTCTTACTATCTACAGTAATAAGATGTACGTTATTGGGGGGAATAATGCTTCTACTACCTTTGATGATGTTTGGGTTTCTGAGGATGGTATAACTTGGCGAGAAGCTTACTCCTATGATCAGGAAATTGTGAGTCGCACGGGTCATGGTGCAGCGGTTTTTAATGGGGAAATCCATATTTATGCAGGATTAGATTCTGCTTCTAACTACCTCTCCGATGGGTGGAAGTCTGTTTTAGATCCTAATGTTTTGCCTAGTGTCAGGGCCGCTTCATACCTTGCTGTCGGAGATTTTGCAGGAACTCCTCAAAAAGGGATGATTAAATTTGATGGCACAAACTTTAAAGGGTATACCGGAACCTCTTGGGTGACATTAGGGTAGCTTTGTAGAAAAAGGATTTTTTAAAAAAATAGAAGTTATACTTGACAGGAAGTAGGGGGATATTATGACTGGGTACAGAAAAATAGTGGGACAAAGAGTATGGAATGAAGCTTCGGCTAGTGACTCAGCGATCCCTACCACAGATTTCTTTGATGGGGAACAAGTCCCAGTAAAAGCATACTGTCATTCTCTTGGGGCTGGACAGTTTAAAAGACACACTTCTCAGACTAGCGGAGTTGCGACTGTAGCCAACCAAGTGATTGTCCTTGGAGAAGAAAATGGCTTCTTTGACCCTCTGGCTCTAAAGCGAGCTAGGTTTACGGGAAACTGGGAAGTTGTTATACTTTACTCAAGAGGAGGCTTGTAAAATGCAGATTAAAGAAATTCTTGATTTGGTGTCGGATGAGTTGAGAGATGGGAAGTCTACTAAGTATTCTCGTAGTTCTCTTTTGGTAAAGTTGAAAGAGGGGCTTACTCAATTTGTTCAGGATTCTAAGATTCTGAAGAAGACTGTCTACATCCCCGCGATTCACCAGCAAGCTATATATGACCTTCCTATTTTTGGTAAGGCTTTAACTACCATTGATAGCGAGGAGGCTATTGTTTCTGGGAACACCACTGCAACCACTACTCTCCCCACATACTTGAGTCTTATCCGAGCGAGTTGGAGGGATAAGCTTAGGACAGGGGTAAATCGAGTTATGCGGTCTGACTCTACTTTTGAAAGAGACGAAGCAGGAATTGCTAAGTACCAAGAGGGTCCTCCTCTTTACACTTACAATGACGAGCTTTCGTTTTACCAGTTTGGAATTTGGCCTGTTCCTACTGACGGCTCAGGGTCTACTGCCAATATTATTGATGCAGATGGTTCAGGCGGGACAGATAAAGATCGAAGAATCCAGTTAGACTACGTTCGAGATGTGCTGTACTACTCGAATGCAACAAATACTACTCTTATCACTGACCTCTCTACTTTAACGGAAGATCATTTCCTTGATAATGGTATCCCTCTGCAGTTCCAGAGGAAACTATATCTATTAATCTGCTTCCTTCGTCTCAAGAACAGTATTGATCCTACAGACGTTCAGAAAGCTGCAAATTACAAACAATTGTACGAGACTGAATTGCTTGAAGAAGCTCTTCGCTCTGGATCTCACATGGAGCGATATAGCCAACTTAAAGTTCAGTCCTAAATAAAGGTGTAGAGTATGTCTGAAACTTTTGAATCAAATCAGCCTATGAATGAGGGACAAGTCTCTCCTGCGGTTAACGCTTCTGAGGCGTTATCAAACTACAGGGAGGGGAAACCTGGTAAACCTTTTTCGGGGATTCAGGAGAAAAAACAGATTAGCGCGGATTCTCGGTCTCTTCAAGATGCGACTGAGAACCCAACTAAGCGAGATAGAAAAGAACCGGATGAGGTTCAGTATAAAGAAAAGGATTTCGATCCGAACGCAAATGCAAAAAATTCGGGCGATGAAAAGAAGAATGTTGAGTCTAAGGATGAGGTATCTCCTAAGGGTGAGGAATCAGATGAAGAGTTGGGTCGCGACAGTCTATCTAAAGAGTTAGACAAAGACGAGGCCACAACAAAATCTTCTTCCGATGAAGCCCATGTAGAAGATGAAGTCGGAGAGACCAAAGATGACCTTCTTAGACGCCTAGAAGTTCTCGAAAAGGCCGAAGATACCAAGGCCCAAGAGAGCAAACGGGCAGAGCATGAGGCTCAGGTAAAGGGAGATCGTGAAGCAATTAAGGAGGGGTTTAAGTTTAATTACGATGTCTCCTCTCATCTTGCAGATGATTCTTTACCTGAAGCAGTTCGAAACTTTTTGATGGACGACCCTGAACAGTCGGAAGCAATGAGTCAAGTAATCTCTCATGCTGTAAATAAGTTGGTTGGAGATCTTGCAGGTTTTCAGTCTGCACAAGAGCGGGTTGGTCAGTTTGATGCTGAACAGGCCGAATCTCAAAGGCAGTCTGTCATCCAGGGTCTCGAAGGCCGGGGAATAAATCCGAAAGTATTCACTTCAAAGTCTTTTGAAGCTTTTGAAAGTGACCCAAAGAATTTTGCGATGTTAGACGACTTAGCAGAGAGATTTGGGTTTGGTACTTTGGAGTATTCTCATTTGGTGCATGATGCTTATCAAACTAGAGCGAAAGCTCAGAAGGCAGATAAGGCAAAAACTGTGAAGGAAGATGCGAGATCAGAGCGAGATAGGGTGGCCGAAGGTCAACAAGTAGCAGACGATTCTCGTGTAGTTGGTGGAAGGGTCGCAGACGCGCCCCCCCAGGACCCAACATCTCCCGCTGCAAAGCTCGCAGCTTATCGTGCATCAAAGGCTAAGGTTTTTTAGCGATTTTGTATTCATGTAATAAAGGAGATTAACAATGGCTATCTCAGGTAACACTACCGAGAATACGCGACGTGAGGTACGTGACGCGTTTTACTCTGCCAAATGGTTAGATTACAACCTCAAAGTTCTGTTATGGCAGAAGTTCGCAATGCAAATTGAAATGCCCAAAGGGGAGGGCAAGACTGTTCATGTAAAAGCATGGAATCCCCCTGCACGAGTTGTTACCCCTGTTCCTTTGCTGGAAGGTGTAACTCCTGACTCGAAAAAGCTCACTCGAAGAGAAGTATCTGCCCAATTGGTCTGGTACGGTAACTTCCTAGAGCACACTGATCTTTTAGAGACTATCTTTGAAGATGCGGATAACCTGAAAACTGGTGAGAACCAGTTCCTCTCTACTCTTCAGTCTGAAGAGCGGGATATGTCGATGTTCAACATTCTTACCGGAGGAACAAACGTAGTTTACGCTAACAATGTTGCTTCTCGTGTGGCTGTGAGAACCGCGATTTCTATCGGAGATCTGCACATGGCTTCTAGGACTCTGAAGAACGGTCTGGATGGACGGGCAGGACTTCCGATTACTCAGATCATGAGATCTGATGGAAGTTTTGGAACTGTTGATGTTGAGGCTTCGTATATTGCGATTATCACTCCTGATTTGGAGTATGATATCCGCTCTCTACCTGGTTTCTCACCAACAAGCTCCTATGCTTCTGGCTCTTCTGTTATTGATCCTCATGAGTTTGGTAAAGTAGATAACTTTCGTTTTATCTGCACCACAAACTATGAGCCTTTTAGAAATGCTGGGGCCGCAAATCCTGATACTGAGAATCTGCTTTCTTCGGATACTGCTAACGCAGACGTTTATCCGATTCTGATTTTCTCTCAGGATGCTTTTGCCACTATTCCTCTAACTGGGGATCAAGGCATGAAGCTGATTAGAAAAGAGTTAGGTTCTTCTGGTGGACTTGATCCATTGAACCAGAGAGCAACTGTTGGTTACAAGAATCCGTTTGCTGGGGTAATCACCTACCAAGAGCGTATGGTTCGTCTCGAAGTTGGTTGTACTGAGCAAGCTGGGCTATAATAAGGGGGGTGAACTATGTTAGATAAGAATGGTGTTTTCACACATACACATACCGTTACTACGGCAGATGCTGCAAATGGTATTACGTTTGAGCTAGGGTTTATCCCTACTTTCATTGAAATTCTTGTTGATGATGACGCGGTTGGTATTGCGAATGATGCCACATACCGTTTTGAGACAGGGATGACGGTTCGAGCCATAGATAACAATGGAACGCATACTGAGGATTCAGATGCGATCGTTATTTATGCGGGTGGGACTCAAGTTGGGTACAACAACGGCAGTACTCCGACCTTTAAGGATAAGGACGGAACTGCGGTTCTTTCGAGTAAGTACGTGGATACCGATGGAAATCGTTCTATTAGTATTCATCTTCCGACTCTTACCCAGGCTACAAATCCTGCAGGGACCGAGTATGACACTGGGCAGAAATTTATTTCTAAGCCGGGGTTTACCTTTCACGCAGATAATATGCTTGTATCAGATGTTCTTTTCATTAAGGCGCATCGGTAGGGACTAACTAAAGTCTGAGGGGCTTCGGCCCCTCAACTTTATTCTTTAAATTTAAAAAAAGGATTAAATCATGGGTAGACCAGCTAAAGTTGATATCGCAGCCCCCCCTGAACAAGAGGACTTGCTAGAACAGATTAAACGCCTCCAGGTAGAAGTAGACGAGAAGAATAAACACATTTCTGAGCAGGATGAGAAGATTCATTCTTTAGAGTACACAATCTCTACAGATTTGATGAGTTTTGAGAGTAAGATCAAGGCTGAAGAACAAAGAATCGCGAGAGAGTTCAGTGACAAGATTAGTACTTTTCCAAAGCACCGAACTACTATTGACCGAGATTATTCTGGGGCTAGTGGTCAAAGACTCACTAAAGCGGTGGCGGATAAAAGTAAGTGGACCGACGAGCAGAGGAAACTTTACCGAGATTACGAAGATGCAATGGTAGAGCTTGATACCCTCCGAAGAACCACTCTAATTGCCGTTACTCTCATTGATGATCCGGATGTCGCAGATGGTCAGTTAAATTGTGGTGTGAACGGGCAAGTTATGGGAGTGTTTTACTCCAGCGATTATATGGTCGATGGAGCAAAAGAAGGTAGACGAGTTCAACTTGTTCCTTACACTCATTACGAAGCTGTCACATCTTCTTACAAGGTTAGGTTTAAGCCTATAACTGATGCGGCAGGAAGAGAAGGCCACTTGCCATATAAGCTTAGTCCTGTAGTCGAAGCGTCCTTAGCAACTGAAGAGCAGATTGCTCAGCATAAGCAGAAACTTCGTTTAGGGAATAAGCGTAGAAATATGGAGATGGTTGGATAAAAGTATGTGTCAGAAGGGCTAAATGGCTGTTATAAATATCCGCACTTTTAAGGGTCTGAATAATGTGGCAGACCCTTCTTTTTTAGATGAGGCTGGAGGTCAGGCGGTTTGGGCTAAAAACGCAGACTTTAGTTCTGGCAAAGTTCAACCTCTTCCTGATAGTGAAATAGTCTTAACCCTGCCAGAGGATTACCCCCCTGCTGATCCTGGGTCCGAAGTTCCTACGGCTTACCAGGGGAATTACCTAACTGAAGAAGCTCGGACAAATGTTTGGGGGCTGAATGATATTTATTCGGTCTCCCCGTGGGTGCTAGGGCAGGATATTTTCTACTACCTTCTTTCTCATACGGGTACTAACGACTTCTATATTTACCGGGGTACTATCGCAGACCCTAATCCTGTCCCCAGTCCAATTATAGACTTTCGGAAAACAGTGGGGGTCCCCCTTCCAGTTCCAGACGTAACAACCCCGGTTTTAGTTAATAACGAGCCCTTTTCCCGCCCATGGGCTATCTCAGATACGTTTAATTACGCTATTTCATTTTCTCAGAATCATTTTGGTAGAATTGAGGAGGGCCCTTTAAAGTTTCTAGATGCGTTTTCTGGATTTTCAGTTTTTAACTTTTCAGGGTCTACGGATTTCTCGGGTTATCTCTCTACGGGTATCTTTGGAGAGAGCGGAGAGACCTCTCCTCTTAAGACAGTTAAATCTTCGACCTTAACAAGCATTGATCCGGTTATTGACTCATCCCCTCTAACCCCGACTATTTCAGGTAAAAGAGTAGGAGAAACTCTTGAACTCCGTAAAACTTATCACGGTAGGTCTGGGTTTTACTACGACATTGAAGAGGCTACTTCTTGGGAGAAGAAAGGCTCAGTAGCCTTAAGACTTAAGCTCCCAAATGAGTTGAAATTTACGGATAATATTCTGTTCGCAGTTACTGCGAACCCTGAGTCTGTTGATGTAACCTCCTCTCTTTTAGTTCAGCTTCGCCCAGAGTTGGGGCCCCAACTTTTTAAAAGAGATTTCTCTTCCTCTGCAATGCAAGTTAAGGTCTCGGATCAAGGTGTGACCAACCAACTTCTACTTTTTAACTCTGTCTCTGGAGATGTCGACTTTACCTCTCATTTTGTCGCAGGAGACTATTTCTTACTTGGGGGGCACTTGGGGTATTGGGAGTCTACCTCGGGTACAAAAATTTATGTTAACTACGCAGACCATTTTATTGGGAAAGTTCTTTCGGTGGAAGATGCGAAT